ATCACTAATTTATATGTTCCAGAGGTTTGACTAGAACTCGCAACAGTCAAACTATTGCCACCAGCCGTGTAACCATTTGCGGCCACAGGTGCTGGGTAAACAGTCGTATTCCATACCGTATCTGCTGCTGTTGGTGCAGTATTGGTCAACGCAACCTTGAGCGTGTCAGATTGAAGATTGTGGACCTTCTCGGCCAGGTTCTCAACGAAACAATTGTACTTGTTGAATGTCGCCATCTAATGAACTCCTCAAGCGCCAATGTAATAGTAAGTCAAATGGCCACCTATTGCAGTGCCTGCATTCAAAGAAATGACCAAGTCTTCGCCAATAGCAGTTTCCAGAACAGGCAATCCACCAGCAGGCCACAAGTCGCCCATGTGGATCACTATGTTTCCATAGGCTGGCATGTAAACATTACCACTAATTGCCGTGGACCCAGATTTCCACACAACGTAGTTCTGTGCCACCGAAGTGATCATGTAGGCAAGCACACGGATCTTCTTGTTGGCCACTCCAGGCAGGACAACATTGTCGCCAATTGTGCTTGTAGCAACTTTAATTACGTTCATCATCCACCTCTACTATCTATTATTATTTCAACTGGTTTCCAACTTCTTGCGGGTGCCAAAATACTAGACCTATTCTCTTTAAGAGTATTCACTATGCCCTTTCTTTGCATAGATCTTACAAGATAAGGCCCATAAATATTTGGCACCTTGTTTGGCGAAGCCCTATCTTTTGTTCCATAACCAATTGTAATGGTTTTTCTGCGTGAGTTGGCAATTCGCTGACTTGATTCAGGGTCACAATAAATACCACGCTGCAAAGACCCTGACCTTTTGCGTGGGTATTCTCCTGGCTTGGAGGCACGAGGATACCTTGTTGCCAAGTTTTTCTTGTGCGCTTGTCGAAGATTTCGACCAATCTGCAAAAGAATCTGCGCAGACTTCGATTCGGCGTCTGCATCACTCATGCCTTCACGCTTTTCAGGGCATGGAAGCATGGATTTCGACTTATATTTAATTTCAATTATTGGTGTTCTTGGCATGTTAATCCGCCAAAATATAGACTAAGTGGCCACCAATAACACCAGAATTGGTTGTCGTAGTGATTCTAATTGGCTCACCAACTGCCCCTTGGAATAGCATTAACGCTCCAGAAGGGAACAATTGGCCAGCAGCAATCGCAATTGGAACGCCTTTGACAACGTGCATAACACCTGTCAAAGCGGTTATATTGCTGAAGAATTGCACTGTATTGGCGGTGTCTGAAGACGTGAAGCAGTAATTTACAACACGGATTTTTCTACCTGGGACTCCAGGCACTACCAGATGAGTCCCGTCTGAAGTGATATTTATTGCCGCACTGTACATCAAACACTCCTAAATCGGCTTGCCCGTTGGTACGGTCCACCAGCCATCTGGCGTGTTTTCTGCAAAGTGGCCAGCTTGGTGGTCAGGGTATCAAGGTACTCCCCCCATGATACCAACTGACCATCCACATTGTAACTAGGCTTTGGCTCAACCGTGATCTGAGCGATCAGATTCGATATGTTCAGGATCGCCGTATCAAGGTTTTGAACTACCGTTGGCATCAGTAATCTCCTTGAGATCAACCGGCCTGCTGGCATGCAACCCAACCCGGCTACGGTATTCAGACCGTGCTTCTTCACGGGTGTAGGCTTTAATCAAGAGGCGAGGGAGGCCATTAGATGTGGCCTCCCACGCTTTAAGAGCTAGTTGCTTAACAGGAACCGAACTCATTGTTAGCTCACAGTGTTCTTGAGGGTGTGCCAAGGTGACCACACCGAAGGAATACCACGCTCGTGAGCGAAGTAAGTCGCAATGATGCCCTTATCGAGCATTTCGTACTGATTCGAGGTCGCTGGGACCACGGCCAGAGGATAGTTCTGCATGTAGCGGAAGCTCTTGCCAGCTTCCATCATGAACCACAGACCATCGGCATTGTCTTGGCTCAGGTTCAAGCCGTCCGCAGCCAAGGCACGTTGTTCAAACAACGGGCTGGTGAGAACCTTGAAGTTGCCTGAGTAAGGGTTGCCAGGGGTGCTGGAGATGTTCAGCGTGGTCGCCGTGGACTGGTTGCCAGTTGGCGCAGTGCGGCGATCAGTAACAGTTGAACCCAAGATCAGGTTCATGGTCGCCAACTTGCTTGGGTTCACCAGAACAGTGTTGGGATTGAGCAGCAAACGCTTGCCCGTGTGTGGATCTTCCATACGCATGAACTGCAACACGTCCGTCTGGATTGAGGTCCAGTCCAGAAGCGGGTTGGCGATGCTGTTGGTATAGCCCAAGGTCTTCGACGTAACGTAGGTGTTGTACGCCGTGCCGTTGTACTTGAAGCTATTATTAACACCGATGATGGTGTCGATGACTTCGAGTTCTTTGCGGTACGACAATTCAAGACCAACCGAAGCAGCCTGCTGAAGGATCTGCCCGGTGAGATCGAAGAACACCGCTTCTTTGAGAACGTCGATAGCAAGAGCGTTCTCACGGGTTTCAGGTGTTTCGATCCAACGCTCGCCGAACTGGGCACGAGCATGAGGTTCGCCGGGCTTACGTTGACGACCACGGTCACCAATCGACTGAACGCCGATGACCTTCTGACCGTTGAGCCGAGTGGCCTCAGCGGGGCAAATCTGGTCAGCAATCAAAGCTGGATTCTGGAAAGCTTCCAGAATCTTAACTTCGATCAGACCGCCAACAACGCTCGTGAATGCGTTGATGTCCGCAAAGCTCGAAGGATCGATACCGATACCGGTACTTTCCAGCAAGGCTCGGCTATCATTTGGGAAACCAGATTCAACCAAAGACTTGGCACGGAGGTAACGTCCCATTTCCCGGTTATCTGGATCGAACAGAGTGCGCCAGCTTCCGCCAACGCAGGCCTCTGCCAATTCCGCCAAGCTGAAGTTCTCAGCAACCATTTCACGTTCACGAAGTTGCTTATTACCAGCCAAGTCCTTGTAATCAGACCCGTTAGAGTCCGAGAGGCCAAGACCATGGCGCAACTCGTTGATGAAGCGTAGTCGGCCACCCGAGTCTTTTTTGCGTGATTCGTACAGAGACTTCATCTTCACTACGTCAATGCCCATGATACTTTCCCCCTTGTTGATCCTAAATTAGAACACCTGGCGAGCGGCTTTACCGTAAAGCCTAACCCAAACCGTTGTGGTTGCGGCAGTGTATTGCTTGACAACAACACCAATGGCTTCTGCTGTCAAAGCGGTTGCGTCAACTTTTTGGTCTTGGATTGCTCCGGCAGCAGCAACGCCGCTAGAAAAACCAGTTACCAGAGCGCCAGGAACCCACGTCTGGGAATCACAGGCTGCTTCATAAATGCAATCGGTGGCAATCGTCACCGTGCCATCTGTGGTCTGCTGTACGATGCGCCCAGACTGAGCCACACCGATAAAGTTGTCATGCACGAACACCTGATCGGTATTCACAGTGCCCGAGGCGACCTTTTCCGACAAAGGCTTGGCATAGCCATCGCCAGAGTCGTAATACATGAGGTCACCTACGCTAATCACAATTCCACCCTTGGCCTTATAGACCACGGTGCGTGTGAGTGGCGGTTGTACAAATCGAGATCCACCGAAATTGGCGCTCATTGTTAAACTCCTTAGTTTCTAAGCCAAGAAAACAACTGCTTGCCTTCAAGCATGTCAATTTCAGACTTCTGTGCTTCCTTGGCCTTAACGGCGCTCTTTGGCTTCAGAAGACGTTCAGCATTTGCCAAGCGCTTGATCAGGCCTTCAGCTACGCTTACTGGGACAGCAGCAAGATCCTTAATCAACGATTCGTCTGCCGTGAGCTTGTGTGATTCACAAAGTTCTTTGACATCGTCAATAGCTTTGCGTGAATCCTTTGACTCTTTAGAAGAGTACTTCTCTTTCATTTTCTTTTTTTCCATCTTCTTCTTTGAGACGGGTTCTTCTTCGTCGTCTTTTTCGTCTGCTTCACCGTCTTCAGATTCTTCAGCGTCTTTTTCGTCTTTCTCTTCCCCACAGCAAGATTCCATCTTGCGTCCGCACTTGGGGCACTCTTCTGAACCTTCTGACTCTTCGGTGTCAGAATCCGATGGCTCATCAGTTTTAATGTCTTTGTCATCGTCCCTGGAGACGGCTTCCTCGGTGTCATCATCCTTGCTGATCTTTGTTTCGTCCTTAGCCATGTCACGTCCCTCTTCTTTCTTGGATGACTTATTAGTAACCAAACTTACTATCTGATCTGCTTTTTGATGATCCGGTACGCCATCATGCTTCAGCACATCAATGATTCTAGCATGGAGCTTGTCGTATTCTCCATCGGTTGACTTGCTCTTCTCGCCGTCTGATTCTTGCGACTCATGGCTTACATAAAGCTTTGATTTTGTTTTCGTATATCCACGCTTGGCACCTACGCCACGTTTCCGGCTCTTATAGCCCACTCTTGTATACGCTCCTTCTTCAGCTTCTTGTTCGGCAGGCACCTCTGCTTCTTTCGATTCTGCCAGCGAGTGCGTTGTTGCCGGGTCTGCGACGAGATCGACATGCCTCACCTCGGCTACCTTGTTGACAACGAATTTCTTCGTCTTCTTGTCTTCAAAGCCTTCGCCTTTGGCGTTGTGCGACAGACCATAAATTTGTGGCATCTTTTCCGCCGCTTCCAGTATTCGTTCGGTGAATGGATGCGAAGGTAGAAGATGCAAGTCGCCGTAAAGACCTTTGCCTTCCACGAACTTGACGTTCTTCAGGAAGCCAATTCGATCCCAGGCTGACCGCTGCTCATCTGGACCGCCATCAGGGTGATCAATGTTAACATTGACCCCTTCGTACATCGGGATCGCCTGTCGTAGTGCTTCAGGCGTGTACTCACGGTCATTGGCCGACTGAAAACCGATAATCTTGACGTTGTGGACAATGGCACCTACCCGGTCAACCTTCAGATTGCCGAGCGATGTGTAGTCACGGATTTCTTCAAGAAGAATGGTCTTCATACTGAGATGCTATCAACTTGTAACCCTATGTCAAGAGTTCATAGAAATTTTTGAGTAAAGTCTTGCTATTCTATTTTTTCTTTTTGTCCTTGTCTCATTTTCTATTTCTTTATCTGTCATGAGTATCCCGGTTTTGCTGTCCAGGAACTCGATCCAGTTGGGCGAGCCGCCACCTTTGCGTCTTACCGCTGCCATGTAGCGTTTTTTGCCAACAATTGCAATTTTTGCCGACTCTGTCTGCCTATCAAACCACACAGAAAAGACTTTGGCGTTTGGAATTATTCTTCCACGGATATCCCTGGCTTTTGTGTCATCGCCTTTAAAGACTGGAATTAAAGTACATCGGCAGTTGAAAGCATAGCTGCCATCAGCTTCGAGTGGCGGGTTTGGCATTTGCTCAAACCCTGGTCGATCCACGCCGGGCACTTTGTAGTAGATGGTGCCATGTCTTGCTCTGTGTGCAGGCCTGATCCGATTGTCAAGTATGCCAAGAACCTGAAACCCGATCACATCCGCAGGAATTGAGTCGTAAACCTCTCGATTGGTCTGGCCAATCATTGAGGCCATTCCAGTGCGAACAGAGGCGTAGGCGGCATTTCTGAGCCTTCTAAAGTAATCATCCAGAAGCCTACGCCGCTCCGCTGGATTGCCCATGATGGCAATCATGCTCGCAATTTGCCTCGGTGAAGACCCGCCCCTCTTCAATGCGTTGTAAATCTTCTGCGGTATCTGCTGATTAGCCACAATAAGAGACACTTGTTGTGCAGATAAGTCGGGAAATACCGTGGTGGCAATCTTCGACCTTGCTTCCATCACCGTGTGTTCAATTTTGTCCGAAATGATCTCTGTAATTTCGTTATAGTGTTTTTTGATCAATGCTGGAGCGTCATGGCTGATCAAGCGCATGATGGCAGCAAAAACCGACATGGTTTCGTATTCAAAGTTCGATCCGAACTTGTTGCGGCCCAGGGATAGGAGTGCTTCCTTGTGCTTCCTATCGATGGTTCTGACCACCTTGGTCGCAAATGCGATGGATCTCAAGGTGGTTTCCGTGTTGGCAATAAATAGCGGGGCATCAATCATTTCTTTTTGTCTGCCGCAATCATTTGGTTTCTGACCTTCCTAGACCATGAGAAGCCTGCATCGCCACCCCACAAGAGCCATGCGATGTAGCCGTTCGAGTCTTCACCCCAGCCTTCGCCCTTCTTATCGACCTCGTGCCTGGAGAAGAATGAAAACATTCTTTTGACTGTGGAAGGACTCATTTCTTTGCCGCCTGCGATATCTCTCGCCCTGGCAATTCCCACAGACGTTCCACCACGGCCATGTTCCCTTCGCAATTCTAATCCCTTCTTGGCGGCTTTAACTGCTCCTGATGGTGGCTTGAAGCTTATGTGCGAATATTTACCTTCGCCTTCGGTAATTGATTCTGCAACGCCTTCTGGATCTTCTGGTTCTGGTGGCTCTTCTGGGAGCGTTGGTCCCGCCTTGGACTGTCCAACAGATGGCAGGTCTGTGACAGCCTTGGGTTCACCCGTCATTGCTGGTGCGGCCTTTGCGCTGCGGTAAAGGCTATCGGGGAAGATGTCAGCAATCTGTGCCACATTCATCAACGGGAAGGCGGCGTGAGCCACCGCACGACCCACTTCCACGGTCAACTGCCCAGCAGCGACACGGGTAACGATGCCCACTAGGTTCTCAATTTGAAGTCCATTGAGAGCCTGATCAGAGATCTGAGCCATATCACCACCCATAACATCGGATGCATTGAGTTTATCTTCGTTGTCTTTCTCAAGCTCCATGTTGCGCCGTTCTTGTTCTGCATCAAGGCCAAGCTCTTGGGTAATGGTTTGGCTGCTCTTGATCTTCATTTCGTAATATGTGCGGTTAGCCGTGGATTCTGCGATTCTGTCACGGGCTTCCACGTTTGGTGGTGTCACAATGACATCGATGGCATCCACAATCCCCATAGGAAGCATCCCTGCCTCGGCAGCGGTTAGGATGGCTTCACGGACAATCTTGCCGAAGTGGCGCTTGTAAATCGCCTGCAACCGCATACAGTTCTTCAGAAATGGGCTTTCAGCCGTTAAACTCGATGCATAGTTGGCATTGGACACATCGCTCGAAGAAAGCCACTCAGGGGCATTGTGGCGGTTTCCTGCCGAACGCATTAGCGACTGGAAAATTGCCAGGTGAGATTCATAGTTCTCAGAACCCGGTGGTTGAACGTAATTCATTCCTTTCGGAATATCCAGAAACGAACCAGGCTCGATTCGTTGGAATCCGGTCTCACGCAGTGGAATCCCAGTGTAGGCTGAATAGTCGATATTGTCAGTGACAAAATCCTCGACTTGCTCTTGAGTGGCGGTATCGTGCTGTCGAATAGCGGCGATTGCCGATTGAACCGAAGCGCCTTCGCCCATATTTTTGCGAAGCTTTCCCGCAGTGATGAATGTATCGAGTGTTTCGTAGGAGAAGTCAGACAAACCACGTTTAATTGACTTCTTGACGTTGCACTTGATGTGAACGATGTCGGCTGCTGGGACAATCTCTCCGGTTCTGCTTTCCCGGTTTGAATCAGAATCCGTGCCTAGTGGGGCATCGTAATCGACGTTGTAGGCTTCGACGCTGAAAACGTCTTCTAATTCTGTTTTTATGCCATAAGACCACTCGGCAAAGTTGCTTCCTGGTGGTTGATAGATCTGTTCAGGCTCGATGGTGCGAATCAATAACCGTCCAGATGGCTGCGGGAAATAGCGTAGGAAGCACTCGCCATCTTCTCTGGACCGGAAGAAGATCTCCTGTTCGAGCAGATCCCATTCGTTGTCATCAAAGAATTTACGAAGGACATTCTGAACCTTGAGGATGAGACTGTCCTCAATTACATACCCATCCCTCGGCATGACCCTGTAACCGAACCCGGTGCCGATGACGTAGCTTGTCAGTCCATTGAGAAGACCTTGGGCATTGGGGCTGGTTGTTACAAGAAGGCGTGCCTGTGCCCTGATCAGGTTCAACTGCTGCTCTGAGTACCAGAAGGGGTAGTTCGAGCCGTACAGACGATCCTTGACGTTAACGATTGGATATGCGTAAACACCACCGTCTGTGAACCTGCTGAGAAGGTCAGAATACCCGCCCAGGTTGAAGTCCATGTTGTATGCGGCTTCACGGAGAGAACGCTTCTTGCGCTTTGGCTCTTCCGGTGGCTTGGTAGGCTGTCCAGAAAGAAGGGAACGCCACCATTGTGCTGATAACGGATTCATGATCGGATTCCTCTTGTTGGTGTCGCACCTTTGCCTTGAGTCTGAACACGTCCATTGTGGATTGAAATCATACCACGCAGGGCCATTTCCAAGGCATCCGGTCCGTCATCGTACTTTGCCATAGGGAATTCACGCAATTGATTCACCAAGAGTCGAGTACCTTCGTGATTGGCCTTGAACCTGAAGATCTTGTTAGAAAGGTTCGGGCCAAGACGACGAATGCGAACATCCTTTGAAACTTTATTGTAAACAGACATGACAGGCATTGAAATGCCTTTTTTTCTTGACGTTGCAATGATCTGTGTGGCAAGTAAATGTTGAAATTGATTTGTTTCTACTACGACCACATCAGCGTTGAATTGTTGTTGTTCGTTGCAAATGTTTGAAACGATAGATTCGGAGTCGATGCGTTGAAGATCGGCTTCGACGTAGATGATGCCTTCGATGGTACGGGCTAATTTGACGATAGCGCAGAAGTCACCGTGCTTGGAGTCGTTTCCCTTGGATGGGTCAAGACCAATCGACTTGAGTGCGATTTGGCGGTTGTCGGGCCATTCATCGAACCAGATGTGCCCGGTGAAGTGCGCCGCTGGCCATTCGCAACCTTCCTGGTCAACGAATTCACCTGAGATCTCCTGTGCTGCTTGCTTGTCGGAATATTGCGTCTGGAGCGCATGGATGAACTCTCCAGGGAGGAATGGGTTCTCTTTGGTTGATGAGCGGAATAGGGCAGTATTGGGCCTATTACGGGCAAATACTTCGTAGGTCCAATGAGAGGTGCCTTTGGGCGTAAAGGTGGCAGAGAGCCATCCTGCTTGACCAGCTTCTCGAAGACAGGCGATGCAGACGTTGTAGGTTTCTTCGCCTACCAGAGAGGCCTCATCGAGCCACACTCCAGAGAGGTTAGGACCACGCAACTTTTCTGGATCGTCACCAGAGCGGAAGATGATTTCAGAACCGTTTGTCAAGATCAGGCGAGGTGGTTGTTTCCATTTTTCTTTGATAACACCAAGGTCTTCTGCGATCTGAACCACGGTCCTCATTGAAGCATCTTGCAGAATGATGTAAGTAGGGGCCACCACCATGTAGAGACGGCCTCGGCCTCGTTCTGACATCGCACGACATAGAAGATCATATGCGCCAACATATGACTTGCCGCTACCACGACCGCCAACAAACCCACGATAAAGAGATGCAGAGTGTCTGAATTCACTTTGGACCTTGTGTAGCTTGATTGTTTTTGTTGTCAACGATGGTTGCGGTGGTGTCGAAGCTTCCATGATCCACTATCTCCTCGACTATGTGCAATTGAACTTTGGTGAGATTGTGAACCTCTTGACGCTCAACATATCCACGCTCCTTACCAAGCGTCTTAAGAATCATCTCAATGGCCCACTTGGCCCCACCTTCCATCGCCTCAACTAACTTGGCCTCGGCCTTGTCAACAATACCACCACGCTCACCCTTGCAAATCAACATGAGGTTGTCGTTAGCCTTGATACGCTGATCGAGATCAGGATGAGAACAACCAAGCTTGATCGCTGTCAAATAGATAAGACCTTTGCAATCCTTGAGAGCATCCACTATCTCGGAATCACGAATCGTTGAGATAGGTCGTGATACTAGAGAATAGACAGACTGCCCAGGAGAGATGGCAACGTCTTTTGGTTTCTTTGCCATTGGTAGAACTCGATGAGGCTGTGATTAATAGAAAGTATAGCAGACGAAGATAGATAGTGCAAAAGAGATGGTGATAGATAATATTAATTGTTATTATTTGATGAATGAAAAATAGGTCAGAGATGGAGAGGTGAGAACCCCCTGGCCTTCGATTTCGTTATTGTTTTCCTCCAACTAACCTATTACCTATATTAATAGTATTCTACTTCCTACCTATTAATTATAATTATAATAGAATACTTTCAAGGTAGGTAAGCTATGATAGTATTATAATAGGTAACAAAATCAAAATTATAACAAAATTAAAATAACAAAATAGGTAAAATCCGCGGTCGAAAACATGCCTGGACAAAATACCTTTCAGGTAGGAAATTATTTTGAGAATGAACCGTTGAAAGGAAAAACAAGATGCTAGGATATATATAAAGCCGTTTGTTCCTATCTTCCCTTATCTTCCCGATATATTCTTAACCTAGTTAACCTTACTTGTTTTTAAGCTTTCAACCCGTTCTTCTAGTCCAGTCTCGAATTAACAAGCTTATCGTGTCAGTATCCTACTATCGGTTAACTAGGATAATAATCTACTAAAATTGTAGAATAATAACGTGAAACCACTATGAAACAAGCGTATTTTAATTGTTGGCAAAATATTTTGTAGAATTAATTGCAAGATCCCTTGCGCTAATATTCAAGCTTGTTAACTTGAACCTGTCGAAACTACTCGACAAGGAACGGAACGGAACGGAACACGATAGGATATACCACTATGATTAATTCATGCTTGCTTTCGGACGTTATGGCACTGGCCGATCGTTTTGACTATATAAACGATAGTACCAATCAGATATCAAAATCTTCCGATAGTTTTGAGCTTAAGAAAGCTATCCATGATACGCTTTTTTGTATGCGAACGGAAACTATCGAAAGCATGTTTGAATATAACAAGATAGAGGATTTCCATCGTGCGGTATGCATTATGATAGCAAAGCGCAGTGAGAATGGAACCGTAGTTTTAATATAATTAATTCACACAATAGGAAAGCGAGTGTACCATGACAATACGTTTCAAGATTATGACCGACGATAACGGAAGAACACGTTGGATTAGACTAGGCGATTTTGAACTACAATCGCCTGAACAAGAGCAAGAGCCTGAACAAGAGCAAGAGCCTGAACAAGATAAGAAAGGAATTGAATGATGACAGTTTATATAGTTACCAACTATGCGGGGGGAACCACTACGTTTAAAAACAAGTGGAAAGCCATTGAAGCTAGTCAATCCGGCTGGAATCAGCCGTTTATTGAAACCACTAAAGGAAAGCGCCCGGTTATTCACCTAGAATATGGTTATGAGATAGGTGAATTTGGAGAGACCTACGCCGAATTGTCGCATAGAATGTTAATACACTATCGGTTATACGCTGATTCCAGATAGTATATTTCAACCCATACGATAGTTTATGCTATCTGGTTTCAATGCTAAGTATGGGAATGGTATAGAATAACGTTTATTCTATGCTTGTTTCGATAGGATATAGGATAAGGGACTCAGAATGAATAAGATTAGCTTGTCAATGGTATCGGCATCGGCATACGTTGCAAACAATCCCGATGTTAACATAGGGAACTTTGAAAGCAAGCTACTAGGGATTGTTGGCAAGGGAAAGCGTATAGAGTTTCTATCGTCAATTGTTGGTACACTGTCAGAGCCTAGCAAAATGCCAACGTACGCTTACTCTATTCCAGCAAAATACTGTATAACCGGATCGAAACTTAGAATGGTTGCCAATTCTACTTGCTCAAAATGCTATGCCCTTAAGGGAAGATATATCTTCCCAAATGTTATGAAAGCTATGGAATATCGTTTCAATGCATTGAATGACTTGCCACTATGGCAAGCAAGCATGGTAGAATTAATACGTGAAACGTATGCGAAACCTAGTGATAAATTTGATAGCAAGTACTTTAGATGGCATGATAGTGGCGATATTCAGTCTATTGAACACTTGAAAGCTATAGCCGATATAGCAAAATCACTTCCCGATATACTGTTCTGGTTACCTACTAGGGAATATGGCATAGTGGGCGATTATTTGCGAAACAATTGCAAGCCGGAAAACCTTACTATCCGCTTGTCGGCGCATATGGTAGGGAAAGCTATCGAAAGAACAATTCCCGGAACAGTAACAAGTTCAGTGGATAGCGGTATCGGCGATAAGTGCAAAGCAAGCAAGCAAGGGAATATGTGCTTGAATTGTAGGGATTGTTGGCATGTTAACAACGTGGATTATGTCCAGCACTAATATATCAAAATATTGACAAGCGGTAGGCTAGCCTTGCAAGAGGCTAGCCTAGTTTTATTGGTGCATGCGCTCTGGCGCTCTGGCGCTCTGGTGCATG